TGGATGATCCTCTTTACGAACTGGCGTCCATCCCTCACGAAATCTGGAAGAGACGTTAGTGTTATCCGTATTTCCCAATGTAGATGTGCGGATCCAGCGGAAGGTAATACCATCGCGTGGCTCTGGGGAAGGTAACATTGTCGGTCTAGTCCATGACGCTTTACGTTTACCCGCATCGCGGGTCTCTGTTGTGCGTGGAGATCTGTTCGTCATTTAGATTGATCCTTCAATAATTGCGCCGCATATTGCTCATTCGTGAGTCCAAGCCGCTTGGCGAGAGAGGCCTGAGTTGAGGATAGCTTTACTGCGCGTGATTTTTTAGTTGTCCTTGACGGTGCAGCAACCACGGAGCTGGATTGACGTTGTGGTGCCTGTTCCTCAATTTCCACATCGTCAAACTTATCTGGAAAGACCTGTCTCATGGCCTTGTCAATTTCTGTATAGTACTGATCTGTATTTGGATCAATCCCTGATTGTACAAGACGTTGGTGCACACCATATGCGTAGCCCGTCATCTCAGGAGTTTTAGGATTCTCAAACCAAGTATTTTTCTTACCCCACTCTAAAGCGCGTGGATCAACTTGCGGCTTGGCGGGTGCCTGTTGTTGATAGGTAGGCTCTGGAGTTGCGGGTTTAACCGCAGCCCTCTTTTGAGGCTTGTAATTTTTAATCCTATCCTGCTCCACTTGAAGTGAAGTAAGCCGCTCTTGTGCGGCTAGTAATAGGTCAGGATCACCCACCTCATAAGCTGACTTATACTCAGACTTTGCCTTATCCAACTCAGATTGAACTCGCGCAGTGGCTTGACCAATAAGAGTTTCCTCACCAGCATCTAAGTTTTTACGCAGGGCTTCGTTTTCAGATTTTACCTGTTGAGCATACCGCAATGCCTCTTCTTGCATTCTTGAGGCTTCTTCTTTTTGCCTGCGCTCTTCATGGTATTCAAACTTTAATTGCTTAATGCGCTTTTGAACGCCCTCAGAATAGTTGGATATCTCATCATCTTCTGGGATGTTTGGTTTGGATCCATCTGCTCTACGAGGTTTTCCACGATCCTCTTCTGGAGTATCATCTACTACCTCAACTTCAATTGAATCAACATCTTGTGTTTCAGGTGATTCGTTTTCAAGATCTTGTTCCATGATCTCTGGTTGATCTGCTAGATTATTCATACTCTTGTATACCCCCGTGGATCATCGACAACAGCTTCAATAGTATCATCGTTTACTAAACGAAACTCTTTGCCATGTATTTTAAATCTGGTTCCTGAATAGGATCTGAATATTACAAAGTCACCTTCCTTGCAGTAGGCTCCATTTGGAAATCTTTCCTTATCAGAATATGCATCTGGCCCTATTTTTATAACAAAACCAATAATAGATGCTGTTTCTTCTGCTTGCCTGAGGCCATCTGGCATGTACACGCCGCCATCAGTCTTCTCATTTACCTCAACGGTACTGATGAGAACTTTGTAGCCCTTAGGTTCTGGCAACTGAGTCGCTACTTTTTCCTCAGTTATTTTTGTGTCTGCATACATTTTATATACCTTGCAGTGATTAAGGTTCACAGAAACCTTGCGCGGCCTATCCGCGAAGCCCCCAATTTCAGAAATAGTTCAATTGAACTTATTGTTCAATAAATCTTTTCTCTATATCTGATAAATCAGCTTCTAATAATTTTAAAGCCTCATATCTCCCAACAAGTCTACTATAGTCATCCATAGTTTGCGCTTGGCCTCCTGCCAAGAACTGTTCTATTTCGACTTTATAATCGGAGATACTACGCTTCATAAGCGCAATAACTGTATCATCCATCCCCCTTACCTAGCTCCTTTGCTAATTCAACTCCCAGTTTCGCCCCAGCCTGCTGATCCGCGCGTTGGGAGTTATCAAGATCAGTTGCCAGCTTAACTCCCAGCTTGGCACCCTCTCTTTGATTGGTGGCTTTAATCTTCTCAGCTTCAAGCTGGAGTTTAGCCGTATCTAGTTGCATCTTATGCTGAAGCTCTTGAGCTTTTAGCTGAAGCTCCTGTTGCTGCATCTGAACCACAGGATCTTGCTGCTGTGCTTGAGCCTGCTCCTGTGCGGCTTCTGCTTGATCTTTCTTGAGAAGCTTCTCTGCGGCATCCTTAGCCAACCTAGAGATCTCAACCTCAACGTCCTCAGGAAGGTTCTGATCTTCATTTGGCAACTCAACGCCAAGCATTTTTTCCATTTCTCTACGATACTGGAAGGCAACATGTTCTGTGATATGAGCAGCCATTGCCTGCTGTATAACTTGAGCGAATGGAGACTGACCTATCATCTGAGCTAACTTTGGATCTTGTGCCGCCGCCATGTGAACGGCTAGGTGAGCCTCATGGTCTTGGTACTTGAACGCCTTTACAGGTTCCTGCTTTAAGATCATCATGTTCTCAGTTACAGGGTCAGCAGGCTTTATATCGTCTGGAAGCTTAATAAGATCATCAGCATCTTGAATGCCAAGAACCTCAAGCATTTGCCTGTGCAGCTTCCCCATATCATATAGCTGAGGCGCTTGCTGCGCTAATTGCAATGCAGCCTGATACTGCATAACACGCTGCGACATAGTAGAGGCGTTGGGATCTGAGACTGGGATTACATCTATTCGTTTGTCGAAGTCAGCAGTCCTACTGAAATCGCCATCGACCTCATAAGCATACTCATCAGGCATATAATCGTGAACAATCTTAGACAGAAGTCGTAACTCTTTTTTCATGGCAGCATGAAGGCGAGCCTGTACACCAGACATCACTTTCATCGACCGCTCCAAGAGGGCAAGAGTTGTGCCCACGGGTGCCTGTGCGTTCATGTCTCCTACTTGGATGTCTGCGACTGAGCCAATGCGGCGTCCCTCTTCGACAATATTTCCAAGTAAAGAGTACAATACGCTTGATGGCTCTTTGTAAGGGATAAACGTAATCGAGTCACGAATGGCACCGCCCGGTACGTCCACATCCCTAAATTCACCCGGCATAAGAGGAGTGTCATCCCCCTTAATACGAAGACCGCGAGCTTTAAGACCCGCTGGCAAATTCGACAGTGTGCCAGCATCAACCAACTGACGAAGGATGGATGTAGCCGACTTAGCAAGTCCACCAATAAGGTGTATGAGACCCGTCCCATAAAATCCAAGGCCCGGTAGATAACGGTAGTGTACAAAGTGTAAGCGTTTTCTTTTTTTGTTGTCATCTTCATACCAGTTCTTGCGGATGGATAGGATTTCTCTTGAGGACTTATCAATGGTTACAACGTATGGCCTAGCTATTCCTTGAGCGTCATCAAACTCTTCTGGCATGTTCATGGTCACATGTATCTCAAGAATTGTATGCCTATCGTCATTCTCAATAACTGCGCTTTCGCCATCCAGTTCATCATACTTTTCTTGGATGTCTGAAAAGTCAGGCGCTGGTGCAGGCAATTCTATGTCACGGTAGAAGCCAGCAACCTGAAGCTCCAGTATCTCATTGCTGGATTTCTTCATGATGTGCGTATACCGTGGGCATGTCATGAGGTCTGTAGTGCCGTATGATGCAACAAAATCTTCCGCAGGAATAAATACAGCGCATGGGCGTTCCATTAGGGGGTCATAGTAAACCTTCTTAAACGCAGAGCCAGCAAGGGGAAGTTTGAAAAGCAATTGCTCAAGCTCATCCCTATACTCCGTCATCTCTTCAGTAAGGAGATAGTTCATTTCGTTCTGTACGCGGTCAGCTTGATCCATTTTCTCTGGGGTCATCTTGCCCAGTATCTTAGAGCGCACAGGTCCACTAGCAGGAAACAACTCACCCATAGCTTGAGCTTGGAACCTAACAACTGATTCTGTTAGTACAGGATGAAAAACTCCAGACGCACCAGCCCACGGCTGCTGACGATCCTCAATCTTCATGCCCAATAAGTCTAATCCCTTAACATATGCTCTTGCCCAATCCGACCTTGATTCACGGTCAGCCTCAAAATCTGAAACAAGTTCAGACGCCATTGATTCCAATGTGGTTTCGTCAATGAACTCAGCTAGATTAGAATCATGGTCTGGGCCTAATAATTCCTCAGAAAGGCCACCATCAAAGTCTATAACAATGCTTCCATCATCCGTTTCCATAGACACAGCATCTGGATTTACAATCTCAACGGTGATCTCATCTTCAGTTGGATTATCTTCTATATCCAGTACTGAGGGGATCATGGGTTTCTCAATAGCCATATGCGCTCCATAAGCGTTGCATGCGTGTAACCTAACAAAATATTTACGTGTGGTCTAGTGTCGAGGTGGGCAACTTGGGGGAAGCCACCACACCCCGACTAGGGCACTGGGAGATGTGCCCCAGTATTGTTTACCCTAACGTCCGTATTGAAACAAATATTATATTCCTGTAAAACAAAGGCATGGATAACATGCTGATTTGGAACATCGTATTAACTTTTGTGGTTCTACCCATAGGGTGGTGGGCCAATCAAATCGCATCTGAAGTCAAGCGCCTTAATATTCTTTTGAACATGACAAGAGAGAATTATATAAAGAGGGAAGAACACGCGGGGGAACTTGGGAGAGTTGTTGATCACCTCGTTAGACTTGAAGGCAAGATAGATAAGCTTGCAGAGAAATAGGGGGAGATAGGCATGAGATATGTTTATATGCGCCCTAACAGCAATATTCGCTAGTCAAAGCCCTATTATAGGTCTGCATCAGACCTGTGAATACAGGTGCCCTAGAGAAATTTCACAGTTTTATTATCAATACCCAGCTAAAGTCAGAGTGCCTTGGAAGCACTTCTGTCCACCATACATTGTTGTTGGTCGGGGAAGAGAGACATGATTGATCCATTTACGGCGCTTGCTGCTGTAAAATCCGCCGTATCCGCAGGTAAGGAACTCGTCAACGTCACAAAGCAGATCGGTGAGTTTTTTGACGGGGTGGATGATCTACGAGCAGCACATGAGAAAAAGAAAAACAGTTTGTTCTCTGGATCAGATGAAAACGCTATGGAGACTTTTGTGAATTTACAAAAAGCCAGAGACGCAGAGGAGGAGCTTCGTCAGATCGTCATTGCAACCAGAGGCTTTAGCGCGTGGGGCGAATTGCAAGCTATACGTGTACAAGCAAGAAAAGATCGCAAAGCAAAGGTTGAGGCTGATAGGAAACGCAAAGCAAAGCTAATTGAGAGAATTGTTATCTATGGCGGGGCCATAATTATTGTTTCTATAATGATAGGCATCACTGTTGTAATAATCCTAGCGAAACAAGGAAGACTGTAGTGGCTGATGGGTTAAGCGGGATAGGTAACGCACCGTTTAATGTGGGATCTGATATCCACCAGCAAACTCAAAGTCGTGAGCGAATAGAGGCTCACCTAAAAGAACAGATGGTTGAGAAAGAACACAGGGCCAATCACAGCCACCTAGAGGCATTAGCAAAGCAAAGGTTTGACTTGGGAGAAGCTTATGACCGCTTTGGTCGCAAG